TTCAAGTTGGAACTTAAGTTGATTCTCTTGTGCCTGATATTCCTGTTTAGCCTTTTCAAATTCAATTTGAGCAGCCATCTTTTGCTGTTCCAGTTGTACTGACATCTGCATTTCTTGCATCTTAGCCTGAGTCTGAGCCTGAATCTTTTGCATTTCAAGTGGGGGTGGCTTGGGTTGGCCTTCCATCGCTTTAGCTTTATTTCTAAATTGGTCGGCAGTTTCATCAATAAGCCCTTCCATACCTTTGCCAGCCTTAAACGCAGTTACGCCAAACTTAAGCATCTCCATCAGTAATGGGGTTAGTTCAGGGGCTTGGGTGGCTACTGGTAAGGCTTGGTTCATAAACTGGGATAAAGCACCTAAGAACTCGATTCTGTTGGCTTTCTCTTGTTGCTCATCCTGATAAATCATTGAGTCGCTAGTGACTTCAATACGGAAGTTCTTAGCGGGTTCGTCTTTTAAAAGCTGTAAGGCTTGTGGTACTAACTGTTGGTCTTGTGGGCTTAGTTGCATTGCACCACTAATTTTCACGATGGTGTCATCCGTGAAATGTTTGCAGATAATCTGAGCCTTGATACTTAGAAGCTCGGTAGCAAAGTCCACGACTGCGTGTTGCATATTCTTAAGTCTGCCTGCTGCGTTATTTGACTTAATAATCTGTGCCCCAAGCGTTTCATTGGGGTCTGTCTGTCCCCGTTGAATGTCGGCAATACCCATAATCTCGTAAATCTGACCTTTGACTTGCTCCATAGCCTGATAAGCCATCGTCAAGCCTTGAGCGATTGGGGTTATATCTACTAAGTCAATAGCCCCTTTCATGCCTTGTTTCTCAGCGAAAGCAGCCCAGTTCTTAACTGGTATCAGAGTATTGTTCTCGCCCTCAGAGAATAATCTTGCAAGGCTTGGCTCGGATGCGTCATAGACACCCCGTACTTTTAAGGCGTTAATAAAGCCATCTATGCGGTCTGCAAGCGTGTCTAATTGCTTGGCTTGGTCTTGGTATAGTACAAAGTCAGGTACAGGCTCTAAGCTGTCTGTAGTCAATGTAGCGTACATTGGTTTAGGGCAAGGGAAGAATCCCTCTAACTGTAGTGGGTCATCCTTTTCATCAAGAATCTCGCCCATTGACTTGCTAACCCAAAAGACTTTGCCTTGTTCTTTATCCCATATCTCATAGATACAGGCTTGGTAATGCTCGACAGTCATTTGTTTGGTAGCCCATTTATCTGACTCAGGCTTAGTATCTAGCGGAATCTTGCTACCAACTTCTTCGCCAAAGCGGTCAATCAGAGCTTGTCGGCTCATATAGACTTTACGCCATACGGCTGTTACTTCTTCCCAAGTACGAGCAACAGTATGGCCAAAATCACGCCAATGGACATAATCAACAGGGGCACACTCATATTCAATGCGTTCCTGCGACTCCACCAGTTCAGCGTTTTGCGTTTCTGCTTCATCGGCATCCTCTGTAATTTGTACTCCGTTACCTACATCTTGACCAGCTAGACCTGTATTTAAATCGTTTTGCTCTGCAACAATATGTGGCTCATAACGCACCCATGCCGTACCTCTACCACCTAATAAGCGGTCAAGAACCGCATTATCCATAGCGGAACGATAGTCATGGTAATGCTCGACTTCGTACTCTAAAGCTCGTTCAAGCATCATAGATGCCACTCTACCTACAGGGTCGTTATCACGAAACCGCCTTGAAACATCGGGGCGTGGCAGTCTAGCAAAGATGGCAGGCTTTATAACCTGAACATTAGACCAAAGGATATTAAAGCGAGCATTGGGGTTATTACGGGTACGGCTGTCATCTCGATAACGCTTAACAATTCGGGGAACTCTAGCTTCCCACTCCCTAAATGACTTGTCGTACTGAGCAATGGTGTTGTACCAATCCTCGTAAGTTTTATTAAGCGTATCTCTCATACTAAGTCCTAAGTAAAGTTACCAATTCCTAATACTTCAGCACCAGCACCCGTTGTTACTTTCCAAGCACCATTAAGCGATTTAGTGTTGATTTCAACAGAATAAACACCGATTGGGGTATTTGCGGCTGTTAATACATGGGATGCCGCATTATCTAATAAGGTCACAGTTCCAGTAGCTGCTGTAGAAACTGTAATAATTAAACGATGTAAATAATCACCTGCTGCACCTGTTGTTCCTAATACATGGGCGGTTTGTGATGCGGCTACGTGTTCATATTTAAAGCCATAACTGGCTGCGACTTCAGGCATTTTAGATTCTCCTATACTGGGTTTGAGGGGTGGATTTCCACATTTCCTCTAGCGTAACCTCATTCTGTCCAACAACGATGCCACGAATCGGTGCGTTTTGCTTCGCAATTTCTGCTTCATCTCGCCAAGCCACAGAAAGCATCCTAAAAGCATCCGCTCCATGACTAGTCCAATCATGTCTAGGCTTATCTCTAAATACTTTCTTATCTTCATCGTACTCCCGTTGGTACTGACGCAAACATTCAATGCCTTCTGAACACTTCATGGCATCAAACCAAGTGCGACTTAACGCCATTCTTGTAGCTTGTATGCCGTCTTGTAAGGACAGATTTGGAACAATTTTAAACGATTCTTTAGGTAATTTGTCAAAAATTTGCTCAATTATGCTCTTTCCGCCACTTGCCAAAGTTTTAGCTTTTGCGTCATGCGGTAGCCAATGTGTACCATATTCGTATGGTCGTTCTTTAATTTGGTTAGCGTAATAGATAATTGGTTGCCCATGTGCTTCGTGGTAATCCAATACTCTAATCTCTCCATGTACGACCTGATACCACCATATAGCTGTAGCATCGTTAAAGCCCAAGTCCCAAGCCGTATGCACAGGAAACATGGGGTCGCACTCAACCTTATCAATACGCCCTGCATCGGTCAATAGTCGCATCTCTGTGCCATATATAGCCCCAATGATGGCAGCTTCAAAGCTACATTCAAACTCTTGCTGATACTGGTCAATGGTCATCAGCTTTAATGCGTCATCTAGTTCTTCTTGGGCGATTATCTTGGTCTGACTTGCCCGTAAAGTCTTGCTATACCATTCATTCGGATTAAGGTTAGCGTACTGGTATATGTCGTAAAAGGTATTGTGACCTTTAGGAGTACCAATAAACACCGCCCAACCCCGCCTATCAGATAGCAATGGGCGTATAACTTCACCCCATAAACTAGGCTTTGTGTCAGCCATTTCGTCAATAATTACGCCATCGAGGTAGTTTCCACGCAAGCTGTCAGGCGAATCGCCACCAAATAGCCTTATGCGTGAGCCATTCATAAGCTCTACCCATAATTCTGAGATGTTATGGTTGACCCGTACAGGCTCGGAATATCGCATTAAGTAATCCCAAGCAATAGACTTAGCCTGTGCGTAGTATGGGGCTATATAAGCGTACCTAGCGTTATCTTTACCTTCGTTAATGGCTCGTAGCAATAAGTCGTTAATACACGCCACAGTCTTACCACAGCGTCTATGAGCAACAATCACAGCCCAACGCTGTTGTCTAGTGTGAAAATCCCAAAATACCTTGCGTGGCCAATAATCTATTTCATGCTCTAGCTCGTCAGAGCAGATGGCATTTTCCATGTAACTGTGTGCTTAATAGGTTGTTTTTGGTCGCCTGCCACTTCAGTACGGGCAAGTTTAGGCATTGTGTATTCAAGGGCTTTAAAATAAAGGTCTAACCGCTTGGCGGGGTCGTCTATCTCATTTAGCCATGAATCAAGCTTATCTGCGTTGGCAGAGGTAAAGGCTGCAATGGCTTGTTTCACCTCAATGGTGACCTTATTAGACGCTCCTGTAGGCCTTCCAGCCCCTTCACGCTTACCGCCTTTGATAGATTTTGATTTTTTATCATCCATACTTATCCAAGTGATTGATTAAGTTAGGGTTTATTCTACTACTTTTTTTAGTTCCTGCTCTAATATTTCTTTGCGGGTTAATGGCTTGCTGTTTTGTTCTAGTATCTTTACATCTGTAGGGTCAAATACTACAAAATTGCTTGTGCCTTTGCCTGAACTACGGCTACCTTCATCTAAATAGCGTATTCCTTTGTAACCTAATGCTGATAGCTGTTCTGCCGCTAATTTGCTTGTATCAGGGCTTGTTATATAGTTTCTTAACGCTGCGCCAGTAAATCCTTTTTTCGCTTCTTTAGGGTTAATTGTGGCAAACCATTCTTGAATATCTTTTGGCTGGTCTTGTAATGGTTTATCAAAATTAACCATTTTAGGTATGTCTGCATCAGGTATATCTACTTTATATAGGTTGCCTACAGGCTGTAATTGATTGGTTTTAAGAATATCAATAGCATCTTGCAATTGCTTATTATTTTCAACTTGTTGCGGATTTTTTAAGAAACTATTGTTTTTTAAGGTTTTTTCTAATTGTGCAACAGCGTTATTACCATGCACATTTAATGTATCTTGGGCAATTCTTTGGGCATCCCAAGGTGTATTGTCGGGCGTTCCAGCCATAACCTTACCTACATAACTTCTATCTGTTGCATATTGTTTGGCTACCGCAGGATTTTCAGCAAAGTACATCCCATGCCCATAAGCCTGTGCCCCTTCACCAGTTCCTACCTTGCTAATGTCAAACTTGCCTTTAATGGTATGAGGTGTGCCATGATAAGCAACGATGCTTGGCATAAAGCCTTGATTTACCATGTAGTTTTCAGCCATCTGCCCTGCTTTAGGGGCTAATGCTTTAGCAACTGGTACTACTGCGGGGGTTGCCATAGCAGCATAACCAAATGGCTCACCTTGTTCGTAGCCTTGCATATAAGCTTGGTAGTCAGGGTCTAAGACTGTACCTTGTTGGGCGGGTAAGCCTGTAGCACCTGCCGCAAAGCCTGTTTCCCT